TATTAAAATGATATAAGATTTTTTGGAGATTTTTCGGTACTGTCTGGGCAAATCACAAGAATGGCCGCATCTTTATTTTTATAATATATAAAAGGTTCAATTTTATCATAAAAAATAATTCTTGGCAATAAAAATTTTTAGAAAAGACTTGACAGACATTTACAGCGTATGCTATACTGAGGTTATAGTTAGATGATTCAAAAATACAAGAATAGGAGAAAACAGTGGCAGAATTACCCACTCTTGACTATAACCTTTCCACCCCCGAAGAAAGAATTGAATATGTCAATACATTATTAGAAAATAATATCAACAAAGAATTACCAAATAAATATCTTACTTATTTAGCAGATTATATTTTATTTGTGGCAGATAAAAATCAAACTAAAAAAGAACGCAATGCGGAACATTCTATTGTAACTAAAAATAGAGAAATCACAGTATCCAAGAGACAAGTTTCATTTGAAGAAGTAGTTTCAAATTTAGAAAATGGCGAAGATGGTATCTATGCTCTTATTTCAAATGATAAAAATAAAATTTTAGATTATCGAGAACCATTAACCAATGAAGATTTTGAAAAAATGCCAGAACTTACTGGATACCTTAATATCATTGAACGACTAAAAGCTCAATTTAAAAAAGCTAAAGGTCAAAAGAAATTCTCTCTAAAAAAACAAATTATTGAGACTTGGCAGCAAATGTATATGCTCAAAGCATCTTACACAGGAGCACCTGCCCGCACTAAAACACCTGCGCAAATTAAATCTCTTGCTCATATGGATTTAGATGAAACCATCTATTTTGATGCTAACGGCTATCCTCAATCTACTTGTATGGTATCTTTATATAATCCAGAGCATGTTTCTGTTTTACTAACATATTATAATCAATTAAAGCAAGAATCTTGGGAAGACCTTCGTAGCGATATGCATTGGCTTCTAATAGATTTAGACAATCTCATTGCCCGCACCCTTAAAGATAAACCTATTTTGCGGGACCTCTTGGATTGGAAGATTGCGGGCTATACCAATGATGAAATTCAGATTTTTATGAATTCTAAATATGGTATTCAGCACACTAATCAATATTTTTCTACTTTATGGCGCAATCGTATTCCAAAAATGATTGTAGAAGAAGCTCAAAAGCATTATCTAATTTGGTATTATACTCATAATCATACTGGCACTTGGAAAAGATGCGGGAAATGCGGCCAGCTCAAATTAGCACACCCTCTTTTCTTTTCCAAGAATAATTCTAAAGATTCATACTATAGTATATGTAAAGAATGTCGTAATAAACACTAGAAAGAAGGTATAATATGCCTAATATGCAAGTTTGTGTCAAATGCGGCAAAACAAAGAAAGATACTGACTTTTATAAAATGAAAGATGGTTCTCGTTGCGATATGTGTAAAACATGTTTGACTATGCATATTGATAATCGTCAACCAGATACTTTTTTATGGATTCTTGAAAAATTTGATGTTCTTATATTGAAGATATATGGGTAAAGCAATCAAACACTGCTTATATGAAGAATCCCGCAAAATTTGGCCCCATGTCAGTAATTGGTACCTATATGCGGACCATGAATATGGCGCAATATAGCGACTATTGCTACGCAGACAGCGATAAACTCAATTTTGAAAATCTCAAAAGCAGAGAAGAAGCTAAAGCCAGAAGAGAAGAATTGGGCCGCAATGAAGAATATGAAGCTAATCTAAAATCCAAGTTAGATAATGGAGAAATTAGCGAAGCTGAATATAATACTTTAAGTCATACAACAGATTTTTCAGAAGAAACTCTAGAAAGTGCGGCACCACCACAATTTATTCAAGATGTAAGTCAGGTAAATGAAGATTCTATTAAAGCTGAGTTATCAGAAGATGATATTAAATATTTAGCTCTTAAATGGGGATTATTTTATAAACCCTCTCAATGGGTTTGGCTTGAAAAGAAATATCAAGAATATGCTAGTCAATATGAATTATCTGTTGATCGAGAGGACGTATTGCGAAAAATTTGCAAGGTATCTCTCAAAATGGATGAAGCATTAGACCTTGGAGATACTAAAACATTCAAAGACCTTTCTGTAACATATGAATCTCTCCGCAAATCTGGTAAATTTACTGAAGCTCAAAAACAAGAAGAAGAGCGTAGAGAGATTGATTCTATTGGAGAATTAGTAGCTTTTGTTGAAAAAGAGGGTGGGGCAATTCCTTGTTATAAAGACCCTATTGAATATCCGCAAGATAAAGTAGATTTTACTATTCGTGACATGAAACATTATGTAGATAGATTAGTCAAAGAAGAACTCGGTTTGTCTGACCTTATTGAATCTTTTATTGAAAAAGCAGAAAAAAATAAAACTGAATCTGTTGAAGATATTATGGCTACTAATTTTGATGCGGATAATGAAGAAGTCTCAGAGTCAGAAGCACAAAATTTCCAAGAGTTCTTACAGAAAGAAATTGAAGAAGAAAGCTATAAACTTGCGGAAGAATTTGCAGGTGATGCATAATGGCTCTTGGAAATCTTTTACAAATTGCGGGACAGGGTTCTCAGCGCAAAGAAGAAATAAATAAGGATGATGTTAGAGAGCATTTAGAGGATTATCAACATATTATTGCCTATTGGAGAAAATATCCTGATAAATTTGTTGATTATCTTTGTTCTCTAAATCCTGATAATACTTTTAAATTTTATTATATTCAACGTTTATATTTGCGTGTCGTTATGAGATATAAAACTGTATTTGCTACATTTAGTCGAGGATTTTCCAAATCTTTTCTCGCAGTTTTATCTCTTATGTTAAAAGCAATTTTATATCCTGGTGCAACATTGGCTACTGCGGCAGATGGAAAATCGCAGAGTGCTATGATTCTTTCATCTAAGATGGAAGAGATATGTAAATTAATTCCTGCGTTAGCTAATGAAATTGTTTGGGATACTCGTGGAAAAATTGCCACCACATCCCGCACCAAAGATAGTGTAGAATATGCTTTTAGAAATGGTTCAAAAGTAAAAAATGCGGCCATGAGTGAAAATACTCGTGGCGCACGTTTTCAATCTTTGCTCGTAGAAGAGGTTGCAAAGGTTGACCAAGAGAAGCTAACAGAAATTATTATGCCCACTTTGACGGTTAGCCGCAAAGTAGCAGGAGATAAAGCAGACCCCAATGAAGTACTTAATCAAAGTGCGGTATTTGTTACGTCTGCGGGATATAAGGCAACATATGCTTATGAGAAACTTATTGACACTCTTTGCCATATGGTTGCGGATAAAAATAATAATGATGCTTTTATTCTTGGAGGAGACTGGAAAATTCCGGTTGTTGAAGGATTACAACCTGCTAACTTCATTCAAGCCCAAGAAATGGATAATTCTATGGATGAAGCAGGCTTTGATCGTGAATATAATAGTATTTGGGCAGGAAGCGTGGAAGGCGCTTTCTTTAATGTAAATAAGTTTGAACAACATCGTACTCTCAATATCGCGGAAACCAAATATAATAAAGGTATTTCTTCTAAGGGTTATTACGTTATGGGCGTAGATGTTGGTCGCTTTGGTGATATGACAGAAGCGGTTATTATTAAAGTAACGCCAGCTCCTACAGGTGTTGCCCGCAAACAAATTGTTAATATTTATACTTTTGAAGCTGAACATTTTGAAAAACAAGCTATTCATTTAAAACGTCTTTTTAAAAATTTCAAATGCAATATGTGTGTTCTTGACGGCAACGGGGTTGGCGCAGGTCTAGTAGATTTTTTAGTGCGTGACCAAGTTGACCCTGATACGGATGAACCTCTATATAATTGGGGCGTTTATAATGACGATGATAGAAAATATAAAGAGTGGGTTACTCCAGAAACTATTCATAATGCTCTTTATATTATGAAAGCAAATGCCCCTATCAACTCTGAGCTATATGCTTATTGTCAAAATCAGCTAAACAATGGTAAACTTTGTTTCTTAATTGATGAATCTGTAGCTAAAAATAAATTATTAGCTCAAGCCCAGGGTAAGAAAATGTCTCAGGCTCAAAGAGCAGATTATTTGCGGCCATACGTAGAAACTTCTATTTTGAAATCTCAAATGGCAAACCTTGTTCAAGAAAATGAAGGCGCAAATATTATTCTAAAACAATCTTCTAAAAAAATCAAAAAAGATAAGGTGTCTGCGCTTATCTATGGACTCTCTTGGTGTAAATTACAAGAAGAAAAAAGAGGAAAACGTAAATCCAGAGACTTGTCTGGGCTTATGCTTTTTTCTAAACATCGTTAAAAAATTTTTTGAAAAATGTGGGCAGAACCGTATTATCTGCCCACTGTATTTTTTAGATATAGTAGTAAAGACTACAAAAGGATAAGATTATGCGTGATTCACAAATGGAAATCAAGATTTATGACATCTTGACAGAAGCAGGCTTACCTTTTGAAGAAGAGTATGAGTTTCCTGGTCTTGTGGGAAAATCTGGTCGCGCATTACGATTTGATTTTGCTGTATTTACAGATGATGGCGATATTGATTTTCTTATTGAAGCGCAGGGAAGACACTATGTTCCCGTTGGTAAATTTGGCGGTGGACGTGCATTATATTATCAAAAATATAATGATACTCTAAAAAGAAAATATTGTTTAGACCATAATATAAAACTCATAGCTATTCCCTATTATGATGAAGCCAAAATAAACTATGATTATATTATGAAAGCTGCGGGCTATTAGAGGGGGTGAATTTTGGCTACTATCAAAAGTAAAAGTGAAAGAGATTATCGTTTAGTAAACTCTACTAATCAACAAAGTAATTCACTGCAATTCAATAAAATCAAAGTAGGCAAAACAACTCTAGCTAATGACGTAACTTTAGATTTAGACGGAATTCTAAAAGCTGCTACTCCAAGTAAACGTCCTATTAAAAGAGAGGATGTTGAAAAGGCGCTTAGGCAAAATAATATAAAAGAACTTCGCCGCATTTCAAATATTTTCTATAATACAAGTGGTATTTATAGTAGACTTTGTCGCTATATGGCTTATCTTTTCAAATATGACTGGTTCATCACTCCAATGGTATATGATGATACTTTCCGCAAAGAAGAAAAGAAAAAGAAAAAGGTGGTTGAAGGTTGGTATAAATCTTCATTATATCTTGAGAATTGTAAGCTAAAGCGAAACTTTGGCGAAATTGCGCTAAAAGTTATCAAAGATGGCTGCTACTATGGCTATCGCTTAGACCAAAAAATGGCAAGTTATCTTCAAGAGTTACCTGCTAACTATTGCCGCAGTCGTTATGAACTAAATGGTAGACCTGCGGTAGAATTCAATCTAAAGTATTTTGATGATGCTTTTTCCGACGTTGAGTATAAAATCAGGGTATTGAAAATGTGGCCCAAGGAATTCTATAAGGGATGGGCGCTTTGGAAACAGGGCAAACTTCCTAAAGATTCAACCAATGATGAAGAAGGTTGGATACTCTTAGACCCTTCCAAGACAGTCAAGTTTAATTTGAGCAATAGTGACGCACCGCTGTTTGTTCCAATTATTCCTAAACTGCTTGACCTTGAAGAAGCTCAAAATTTAGATAAGAAAAAGATGCTTCAACAAATATTAAAAATTATTATCCAAAAGATGCCCATTGACAAAAATGGTGATTTGATTTTTGATGTTGACGAAGCGCAAACACTCCATAACAACGCTGTAATGATGTTGGGTGATGCTATTGGAGTGGACGTTCTAACAACTTTTGCAGATGTAGATGTTGCGGACTTGTCTGATAAGGGAAACGTTTCTTCTGTTGACCAATTAGACAAAGTAGAACGTGCTGTTTACAATGAAGCTGGCGTAAGCCAGTCTCAATTTAATTCAAACAGCAATCTTGCACTTGAAAAATCTATTGCAAATGACGAAGCCACTATGATAAATTTAGTTCGTCAGTTTGAAGAATTTGCTGAAAGTTTATTAGAACCGTTCAACAAGAGTGCGAAAAAGGTTTATTATAAATTAGAGATTTTACCAACTACAATTTATAATTATAAAGACATTGCTAAGAACTATAAAGAATTGACCTCGCTTGGTTTCTCTAAATTATTACCTCAAGTTGCTCTTGGACAATCTCAAAGTGTTGTTATTATGACGGCATATTTTGAGAATGATATGATGTCCCTAAACGATGTTTTTGTTCCACCTCAATTATCTTCTACCATGAGTGGTAAAGATGCGGATAAAAAAGACGCGGGACAACCTAAAAAGCTTCCTTCTCAAGATGAAGGCGGCCGACCAGAGTTGCCAGATGACGAGAAAAGCGATAAGACAATCCAGAACCGAGAATCAGAGGGATAAAAGAATATGCTAAGAAATGAATCTGTAGCAGTTGTTGAAGCTCCTGAATTCATTCATCTGGAACCTAATGCTATAAACCCTGGTATTTCACAATGTGAAATCAAGGTTTGTTACCTTGGTGCCAATCGCAATGGCTCTTATATTAAAAAAGATGTTGCGGAAAAAATGGCTCAGACTTTGCCTGGTACTCCAATTGTTGGAGCTTATCGCAAAGATGTAGAAGATTTTGGCGACCACGGAGAAGTTATAAAAATTGAGGATGGAGAAATATCTTTCTCTTGCAAAACTACGCCATATGGTTTTGTCTCTCCCGATGCAAAAGTTTGGTTTCAAAAGTTTGAAGATGTAGATGAATTTGACAATCGTGTTGAGAGAACTTACCTTATGACTACTGGTTATCTGTGGACAGGCCAATACCCTGAGATTGAAAAATGTATCACTGAGGGTATGGGCCAGTCCATGGAATTAGACCCAATGGACGGTCATTGGGCTACTAATCCAGAGAATGATATTGATTTCTTCATTATCAATGACGCAGCCTTTACCAAATTATGTGTTTTAGGTAGCGATGTTGAACCTTGTTTTGAGGGAGCTTCTGTAACCGCTCCTGATATAAGCGCTAGCTTCTCTAAAGAAGGTTTTACCCAAACTTTATTTGCTATGATGAATGAATTGAAATATGCGTTAGAAGACAAAGGAGGGTTGGATATGCCCCAGTCTGAAAAAGACGAAGCTCTCTTTGCTGCTGAAGAAGTAGCTGAAGAAAGCGTTATTGAAAGTGATGAATCTGCTGTTGAAGAAACTTTCGCTGAAAAAGAAGAAGAGAAGAAGGAAGAAGAGAAAGAAGAAACTTCCGAAGAAACTCCTGCGGAAGAAGATGAAGACGAAGAGAAAAAGCCTGAAGATAAAGCTGCTTGCGGAGATAAGAAAAAGAAAAATTCTCTTGAAGAAGACAATTCTGAATTAGAATCTCTCCGCGCAGAAATGGCTGAACTTCAAACTGCTTTTGCGGCTCTAAAAGAAGAAGCTGAAGCTCTACGCGAGTTTAAAGCTGCTCGTGATGAAGCTGATAAAGATGCTCTTATTGCTAAATATTTTATGCTTAGCGATGAAGATAAAGCAGATGTTATTGCTCATAAATCTGAATATTCTCTTGAGGATATTGAGTCTAAATTAGCTCTTATTTACGTCCAAAAGAACGTAAATTTTGATATTGATTCTGTTGAAGAAGAAGTTGAAGAAACTCCTGTTACTTCTTTTTCTCTTGAATCTAATGTAAATGATACTGCGGAAGATGATGAACTATTAAGCGTTCTCCGCACTGCGAAAAATAATCTCTAAAAGGAGGAAAGTCTAAATGGCGCTAAAAATTGACCGTGCTACCAACAAACTTGTTGGACATGACAACTTTGCGCAGGTAGAACCTAATCACCTTTCCGCTCCTCGTGACGGTGGCGTTTATGGTCAACTTCCTGCTGATGACTCTATTGAAATTCTAGAACAGGGTACTTTTGTAAAATATGACTATGCTGCTGGCAAAGTCAATTTTACTGGCGCTGGCCCTTGGATGATGGTTTTCAATGAAGAAAAACTATATGACGAGCGTAAGCAAATGCACCGTGATTATGCTATGCAGAAAGGTGAATTCTACGATGGCGTAATGGTTCCTCGTGTATTCCGCATGGCTGCTGGCGATATTTTTACTACTAACGCTGTCAAAGCCGATACTTACAATGTAGGCGATAAGGTTGCTCCTGGCACTAAAGGTATTCTTGAAAAAGAAGCTGCTACTGCTGCCGAAACTGCTAAGACTCTTGTTCTTCAGGTTGTAAAAGAAACTACTATGCCTGATGGTCAGCCTGCTGTTAAACTACAAGTCATTCACGAATAAGAAAGGGAGGATAGAATACAATGGAATTTGCTCAAATTGCTCAACTTGCTAAAGCTGCTCTAAATGGTACTTCCTTTACTTTCTCTGTAAATGGCCAGAATGAAACCTATGATGCGGCTGTTGTCAATGAAGCTCTTCGCTCCGAACTAAAGAAAATTGCTGGCGATTATAAACTTTTCCGCCGCAATGAAGTTGCTGTTTATGAACTAATTGAGAACACTCTTGATGAAGTTCTTCCTAAGAAAGTTATGCAACAGTATGAACAGTTTGCTGAAACTCAGCATGTTGCTCAGGGCGATAAAGCCGTATTCAAACTTCGTATTACTGAAGCTGCTCGTAAGCGCGCTAAAGCCTTCGTTACTCGCGTTGGCCTAGCTGGTCGTTACGAAACCATGATGCTTGATGGACGTGAACTCACTGTCGGTACAAGCGCTATGGGTTATGCTCTTCGTATTGGTTTTGAAGAATTCCTAGATGGTCGCTATGATTTTGCTGACTTCACCGACATTATGGTTGAAGGTATGAATGAGCACATCTATGAAGAAATTCTAAAAGCTCTAACTTCTGCCGTTGAAGAACTTCCTACTGTCAATAAGCACACTGGTAACAGCTTTGATGAAGCTGCTATGGATCAACTCCTAGCTATTTCCGATTCTTATGGCAATGGTACTTCTACTATTTACTGCACCAAAGAATTCGCTGCTACCATGAAACCTGCTTCTGCCGACTGGGCTTCCAGCGAAATGAAGAATGAACTTTGGAAGAATGGTATGTTCACCAACTACAAGGGTCACCCCGTAATTGTTCTTGAACAGTCCATGGTTGATGAAACCAACGCTGAAAAAGTCGTTGATCCTTCCAAAGCTTTCATTATGGCTTCTGTTGGTGAAAAGCCTGTCAAAGTTGTCTTTGAAGGTGGTACTCAGGTCCGCACTGTTCAGGACAATGATGATTGGTCCCGCGACCTTCAGAGCTACACCAAGTTTGGTGTTGCTGTATTCTCTAATCCTTCTATCTGCATGTATGAGAATACTTCCCTAAAAAAAGCAACAGCTTAGAAGACGCCACCCCTCCTAAGCCAACTCCACCTGAACACTCTGATAATGTAAAAGTTGAAGATTATGAGAGTGTTCAGGCCGCACTTGCGGCTCTAAATGCAGGTGGTACTATTACCTTCCCTAAAAATGTTTATACAGAAGATATAGTGCTTGATAAAGACATGACTCTTGTAAATGCGGGTGGTGCTCGTTTTGCTGGCAAGGTAATTATTCAAGATGCTGCGGTCACAATGAATCGTCCAACATTTTGGGAAAATGCTACTTTTACAGTAGAAGGAACTAAGCCTCTTACTATTTCAGATGGTTATGTCAATAAAGGTGCCAAAGTCAATATCAATACATCTGGCGATGTATCTATTGCTACAACCAACTTCTGGAATGAAGGTAATGAAACTAATTCCGCATTGACTCTTGGAGAAAAGAGTAGAAAAGTTTATCTAAACAAGAACGTATTCCATAATTCTCAATCCAATGGAGTTGTAAATATCAAAGGAGGAAGTGAAGTAAAACTTCATACTAACTCTTTTGTAGCTATGAAATCTGCGGAAAATCCATTTGTAATTTCTAATTCTATTGCTAAATTAGATGTTCGCGCCAATGCTATTACATATACAGATGAAAATGTTGTTGATTCTACTGCTCTTTGTCGCTTCCAAAAGCAAAAAGAAACAACAGTAAAAGAATTCGACAAAACAGAACTAACTTTTAATGCTGATAACAAAGCTAATGGCGTAAAATATAGTCAAGAAACCTCTGGACTACAAACTGCTTTTGTAGTATTTAGTAATAAGAACAATAAAGTTACCAGTGATAACCCTACTGTTGAATGGGTCTAATATAATAAGTAAAAGGGGAATATCAAAGATAGTGAGTAAAAGATATTCCCCTTTTATTTCATAAAGAGATAAAAGGAGAAAAAATGTCTGTTGAACTCGTTTCTGATGATACATTAGTAACTGTTGAAAATATGGTTGGACATGATGTTAGTTATATTATTACTTCTCTTGGTATTCGTCGCAAGCTAATGCCTGGAGTACCTTTTCAGGTAAAAGCGCAAGAGCTTCGTGCCCTATTTGCGGAACCTGGTGGAGAAGTGCTTCTTCGTAACTATCTTCGTGTTAGTAATAAAAATCTTCAACAAGAATTTGGCGTACCTGCGGACCAAGTTGAATACAACTGGACTGTTAAGGATGTAGATGATGTTCTTCTCAATAAGCCTGAAGAATATCTCTTAGATGCTCTTGACTTTGCACCTGAAGGTATTATTGACCTTATTGAAAAGCGTGCAATTGAATTAGAGCTACCTAATATGAATAAACGTAAAGCTATTATGAATAAAACTGGTGTCAATATTACCAAGAGTATTGAGAATCATCATGCTTATGATTCTGTCAATGCTTCTGATAATGTTGCTCAGAAACGTAGTCGTAGAGTAAAAGAAACTGCGGAGGATGCTCCTCAGCGCAGAGTACAATAACAAAATAAAGGAGGTTTTGATATGGCACAAGCATTAGAAACTCCTGATGCGGATTTTGATGCGGATATGGCATACGAAGCCCCTACCACCTTCCAAGAGATGTATGATTTTTTCCTTGCGGGAATTACTGATGATATGTTTATGGAGCTAACAAAAGAGGATACAGAAGAGCTGCTTGAAGAAATTTTGATTGCGGCTCTTCCTAATTTTGAGTTCCCCCGCTGGAAAGACCCTTTCAATATTGATTTACAAAATAAAAAATTCAATACTACTCTTACTATTGAAGAAAAAATGATTATTCGTCAATATATGATTAGTGAATGGATTGGTTATCAGCTAGCAAATATTGATTTGGTACGTCAAAAATATAGTGGTAGTGACTTCAAATTTACATCACAGGCCGCACATATGAAGCAGCTTATTACTTTGAAAAAAGAATATGAGCAAAAAGGTTTGCACCTTCAGCGCGTGTATTGCCGCAGACGTCCA